AGGGAGTCAGCAACTAGATCATCCGCAGTAAACTCGTATGGGGCTGTCGGAAATTTGACACCTCCAACGGTGAAAGTAGTGTCACCGATAGTAAACTCAAAGTCTTTCGCAGTATAACTCCGAACTTCGTTGAGAATATCGAAGTTATCGTAAGTAAACTCAACGCTTACTGTGATCTCTCGGTCAACGGGAACAATAGCATCAATCTGTGTTGAAAGATCAGAATTAGCATCTCTAACAACAGCAAGATCGTTAGAAATAGTAAGTTCAACACTATCAATAGCCCCATCCATTTCAGTTCCGCCATACGTGACAGAACCTAAGCTATCATACGACCAAGGCTCTGTTGTATCTTCAGAAGCGTGTTCTCCCGAAGCATCAACTGTAGCAGTACCGGAATTAGTACCGGAGCCATCTGTTTCGCCATTAACTGTAATAGTTTCACCAGTAATGGGAGTATCTGTATTAACAAGACGGACTGAAAAGACTTCAGTTCCGCCTACATCAGCGCCAACATAACTTGTATCTGCACTAACCCTTGCTAGTTCATCTCCGTTGGTATCATAAAGAAGAACTTCGCCGGTTGTAGCAGAAGAAGTTTGAACACCGACACTATCATCAGTTTCAGGAGTAACAGGCGAATCTAGATCAACTGTTCCAGTATCGCCTACATAATCAATATCCCCCCAATCAGTAGCTTCGCCAAATGTAAAGCTACCATTTACTTCAACTACTTCATCTTCAGCAACAGAAACAGTAACTTCTTCACCGACACCTCCCATTAAGCGACGATATGTATCATCGCTTTCGTTAATTTCTCCTATCTGAAGACTTGAAACATCATCGAGAGTACCACCAACTTCACCTGTGAAGTATTGGAGGAAACTAAAGTCACCTTGAGGATGATATGTCACTTCACCTTCATACATTTCACGAAGCTTGACATTAACACGCTTTTCAAGCTTATTATCTGCTCCATACTCGGGAAGATACGTAATGCTAGTTGATTCTACACCTTGATCAGCAGACCAAGATGTAGTAATACCAAACCAATTATAAGCAGTTGGTTCAGGCAATTCTGTGGCATAATTTGTCTCTTCCGCATACTCAACGGGCTGAGATCCAACGACAGGACTAAATTCACCGGGCATAAATAATCACTTTAATTTACCTTGACTGTTTCGAAAATCATGTTAATTGACTTATTGTACCGCAAATTCCCCTTATCTCCTGCATTTTCGGCTAGGGGAGTAAAGCCTTCAACCTGCCTATAAGTCCAATCTCCCGTGTAGTTATCACCATTAGAATCAGAATCATCCCAATAGTCAACTACAGCATCCTCAACATCATCAATTAAACTTTCAGCAGGCCCTTCACTTTCAGCAAAAACTACAATTTTCACAGTAACTTCTCGCAATCGCACGTCTAAATCAACAGAAAGGTCAAAATCTTCACCTTCTGTTATATCAACTGCGCCTCTTGGAAATTCATCTTCAGAAGATTCGGGTGGAGATGAAGGCCAAACGTTTGGAACACCAATATCATTATCGGTAGACCAACCCGACACGTTATCACGTAGAAGCCTTACCAAACCAGCCTTCAACCGTTTATTAGAATTTTCCAAATTCATACACTAAATTCTTCCATTAAATCTTGAATTGCTTGTTGAATAGCTGAAGAAAGAGTATTGGATTCTCCCCTAGCTACACCTTCTACGTTGTGAAGAACTCCCGAAGTAGGTAAATCAGCTTGTTCGGAGCCAACCATACGAGAGTTAGGGAGCATTACATATGGAGCATGATCAGCTTCATTTAATATCCAAACCTCATCTTCTTTAGCGGGATACACATACCAACTTGATTCATATTCTCCCGTGTCATGAGGCGAAGTCTTTTCTAACTCATCTTTCACATCTCTCGCTGTATCCATCAACGCTTGATTAGCTCTATTGGATGCTTGAAGATTAACTTCAGTTAGACGGCTTTCAATATCTCCGGGACTATCGCCTATCGTTTCAACAGCGAAATCGACCATATTTTATTCACCTATAAGTTGGTATACAAATAAATAAGGTCCATTTCCTAGCTGATTTGTCTCTGTCCGACCAACAACCCAATCTGTATCTCCGGGTTCATATACAACTTTATCGCCTTGTTCAGCGATATCATCTGTTGAATAAATCATCGACTCGGTATCTTCATCAAACCCATAAGTCTCTAATTGCTCATCAGAAGGAGTTGTATATAATCTAACTTTATGTGTTGAAGAAGTTCCTTCAGTTTGAGCCGAAGAATGATAAATAGGATCGCTAGGATCTTCAAACTCTCCTTCACCCATAGAAATAATTTCCACTTCTTCACCAAATTGAGCGATTAGTTGATTGGCTCCATCTTCAACTAACATTTAGATATACACCCACTCTTGAGATAAGTCAACTGTGCGTTGAACACCGTCATGCTTGACAGTAACAGTTTCCTTGGGAATATCCGATGGCCGAGTCGTATTAACCAACTGAAGTGCGAGATTTGTCTTCTGAGCCAACTGTTGCTTGTACTGACCGGGATCAGTATACGCTTCCACTTCAGCATCTCGGAGACGAGTAAATGTCATCCAAGCATTAAATGAAAGTTCTGCTGTCCAAGCAATAACAGCACTATCAAAACTGTCTTGATATTCGGCTTGTTGTTTCTTTACTTCTTCAGGAATATTATTATTTAAAAGAGGAATAACAAAACGTTCAGCCGTCTGTGTTATCGTTGAATCAGGAATCTTTGATGAGTCTAGCCCCGCTAAAGAATCGCGTACTTCATCTATTAACTCTTGATCACTCAAAGATACTGTGAAATCTGCCATAATTACATATGAATATAAAAATAGTTAGCGGGGCTATGCAAGATTGTCAGTATCTCTACTGAACAATCTTAATCGCAGCTTCAGGCTCTTCAACGTGCCAATTTCTCATGGTCCACCATTGAATAATATTAGCCTGTCGCTCGGGATCTTCGTACTCTTCAGTAGCGATATCCTGCTTCACTACCTCAACACCATACTCATCGGTGTCAATGAAGTATCCCTCAGCATCATTATCGGGCATAAGACCCGAATTCTCAACCATTACATCCATCCCAACGAAACGCCCGATAGCACCTTCCCGAGTCACCTCATCACCAAGGTCAGAGGCACGCTGGAAGTTATCGCTGTTCAGAAGAACACGCTCACCCTCAGTATTAACCACTAACATATCGGGGTTAAGCTGATCATCCTTCATGACCTTCTTCGCGTAGTTAGCAAGTTCAAATCCGAACGAATCAGCATCCGAAACATCTGCCACAGCGACAGGAGACTCGGGGTGCTGGTTGCCGGTATCACTTACAAAGTCATACGCGAGTTTGTTAATGTACTGGTTGAAGCGACGAGCCGCCTTCTCGGTCTGTCGAGCAACAACATCGAAGACAGAGAACTGAGTCGCTTCCCACGTAACCTTCACTTCGAAACCGTGCTTCTGAACGGTGACAGTCTGCGTGTCAACGTCTTCTTCTGTCCGGGGGAACTCACCACCCTCCGAAACACGACCGGGGAAGGACATAACCGCTTCATCCTGTGGAAGTTCCCATGTCTTCGAAGGATGATCTTCCGGCATCTGAATCGTTTCGAACGCCATGTTCCATACAAGCGGGTACTCCCGCTCTTCATTAATAACACGACGAATCCGCTGTTCCGTTAAAACGTCCGTAGTCGTAATATTTACCATATTATATCACCTAATTTACTTCAGGATCACGTAAAGATCCTCAGCAGAATCAGCAACCTTCACAACAGGATGAGGACCGTCTGCAACAGTCTCATATCCACCAGCACCATCGGCCTGCACAGTATCACCAACAGAAGCTCCGCCGGTTACTGTAACAGCAACACCAAGCCGATCAACATGAACAGCGTAGTAATTATCATCACCACGCTCATCAGTCAGTCGAATGGCGTCACTCTCATCAGCACTATCGAGAACAACACCAAGGATAGTATCACCGGCAGAATAATCTGCACCTTCCATTGGTTCAATATACCCGTTAGCATCGAAGTCTACCGGAGTACCACCATCAATAAAGGAAGCCGAAGGATCAGCGGGGAGAGGAATGGTCTGTCCATCCTCAAATGCAAGATCGCCGGGATCTAAATTCTGTTCAGCCAGCTCGTCGGGGTCAGCAGCAGCTACCATATTTAATCACCTAAAATTTACGCGAATACTTCTTCGTCGCTACCGTTGCCACGCTTCCGGACCTCGCCAAGTCCGTTCTCTTCGATATCCTCCGAAAGCTCTTCCCACACACCACCACGGCGCTTGAACTGGTCAGAGGCAACCTTAGCCTTCTTCGAAAGTTCTTCAGACTCTCCCTCGGGATTCTCAGGTTCATTAGGACTCTGGAAGCCAGCGCCCGGATCTCCCGAATTAGGAGCAGGACCAGAAGTATCAAGATCCTCGTACTTCTCTTGAAGCTCTTCAAACTCAAACTTTCCAAGGAAGTCTTCCTTATCAAGCACATCATTGTGCTTGGAAAGCTCTTCAGCATACGTCTCGGCTACAGAATCAATCTGTTCACTCATTTCATCTACCTTCTCTTCCTTCTCTTCAATCTCAGACTGAAGCTCTTCAACTTCAGACTCTTTTTCCTCTACCTCAGACTGAAGCTCTTCAACTTCAGAATTCTTCTGTTCAATATCCGATTCTACTGCAATTGTAAGCTCTTCAACATCAGCGTCAGCAACCTGTGCCTCTGCTTCAAGACGCTCAAGAACATCATCATCAATCTTAGTCATAATTTATCACTTATGTTTATTTACTGCAAGAAAGAAACTGTCACCCTCGCTAAACACTAGAAGGGATCACTCAGTTCCTTCAATTAAATATTTTATTTAGCGGACTTTCTCCGCTGTCTTCGTCTTCTTCCATTCCGTCTCCATTGACTTTCTTCATCTCTTCATACATCTTCTCCATTTCTTGCTCTCGCATTACTTTAGAAAGAACATCCATGAAAGAATATACATCTGTTTTTCTTTCAGGATTCATCAAGTCAATAACACGGAGACATTGAGTTTTTGTAGCTTCCGAATACGAAGACATTTGAGAAGCAATTCTCATTTCTTCGCTGCTATATTCACTCATTTCACTATGCTCAGACATTTCTTCTTCTACATCGGTATCCCAATTTTCATTAAGCAAACTACCAGCTACTTCATACGCACTTTCATAAGTAGACTGTGGGATATCAGCGGCTTGTCCACGACCGCTTCGTACAGCTTCTAAAGCCCCCCGGTTCAGACTTCCGGTGTTCGGATTTACAACAGGGAAATAACTTAAACTCTGCCAAGTATCCGATTCCGGATCTCCAAGGAGAGTATGATTAGCTACTTCCTGCTTTTGACTTTCCGTTAAGTCAGAAACAGTTTCAACATCATCATACCCAAGAGCATCAGCCCAAGCAGTTAAGTCCTTACTAACATCACCCCAAGAAGACTCTTCAGTACCATCATACTCGGGATTCCGTGCCTCAGATAACTGAAGCTCTTCAGACTTAGCTTTTACATTAGCTAAGAATTCATCATGGTTTTCACACGGCATATACCATGTCCCACCGTCAATATCATGTTTATGATATCCTTCACAATCAAGTCCTTGAGCAGCGCCTTCAGCCGCTTCGGGACTGTCGTAAAGGTACTGTTTGTAATTAATATTATCTTGAATTTCTTCGGTGAATGTTTCTAACTCTCCCGCTTCGAATTCAGGTCCATCATCGAAACAAGCCTGAAGCTCTTCTACATCCAACTCTTCAGATTCACCAGAATCTACTTCATTACTTGGAGCAGCACCACGAGAAACAATAGCGAGATTATCAAAGCGTCGGATTTTATCAGGTTTCTTCAACCCGTTCTCAGTAACCTCACCTTCAGTATGAATAATACGTGGGCTAACATCAAGCCAACCACGACTAATTCTTTTTGCAATTAGCTCTTCATCAACAACACCTTGATACACTACACCTTGTTTCTCTTCCGAATAAGAAGCATCAGTAACTTTACCTACAACCGAGTAAATATCTCGATTTTCGTGATTAGCTACAATCTGCTTCCCTTCAAGAGTAGAAGCACCATCTGCAAGAACATCTTCAGTCCAATACTTTCTTTCACCGGACTTACTACCTAATGTAATATCACCGGCTCCAATTGCTATACCATGAATAGTATAGAGATCGTCGTCTTCATCAGAATCATCGAGAAAACCACGACCCCCTACACGTTGTAATCCTTTATCTACCATTAATTATCACCATTAACTGTATCGCCCCCACCATTTCTATCTTCAGTAGAGGCCGGGGGTCTTTTGGTATTCTCACCTGAAGGACCGCCTTCAGAATTAGCTATTTCTTTTACACGGTCTTCATCTACTCCCTCTTGCCGAAGAACATCTTCAAGTCCCATATCACTCGGATCTTCTCCAATCACGAGAGCGTTTACTTCATCAGGGTCATAATCAAGCTCTTCAGCTTTATCCTTCAGAACGGGAGTCCATTCATTCGAAATCTCTTTTCTAGCCTCTTTCTTTTGATTTTCAAGTCGAGCAGATTGAGAGCGGGATACGAATTGATTCACGTCCGAAGTAAACCCACCAAGAGCGTACTTGGGCATAGGCATTTCAGACATAATATAATTAAGATCCCACTCTAAAAATTCTCCAACGGGAGGAACTTCACCGCCATACTCTTCAACTGTAACATCACCTTGGACACCCTGCTTCATGCCAGCTTCAAATTCACTCTGCTTGTGTTCGTTCATGAAACCAGCAATCTCTTCAGGCGACCAAGGACCATCATCTCCTACACCGAACTTAAACAGTTGGAGTGGGGAAGCAGTAGACTCGATGGCCTTATCAGCATCATCAAGCTTCTTCAGGAGACTATTAATTCTGTCTTCAACAGCAGAAATACGACTCTCACCGAAAATCTCTCCTGTATCTGTATCCCGAGTGAGTTTTATCACTTCATCGCGTGTGAAGGGAATATAATATCCATCGTCCGACTGGTTGGTTACAACATCATCAAGCTGGACATAAGCCGCAATCTCTTCTTCATCATTGCGATAGAAGTCTTGGTTGTTAATAAGATTACGCATTATCCCATCGTTATTATCAACCATTTCCTCGGGATCATAATCAGGAGGTAGAAGAACAGCCTGTCCCGGCTTAGTGAAAGCTCTTACAGTTTCAGGACGCATGAGCTTGAAACCATATAATTCACCATCCTGCGTACTTACTTTCTCACAAAGCGAAGTTCCTTTAACTTCACGTTGAATTTGAGCTTTCTTCAGAAGCATAGAGAAGTCTTTACCAACCTCTCCATCAACAATTGAACAATGTTGAAGCCACTCTTCTAACTCTTCCTTCAAATCCTCGTTATCAGTATCAACGTAATATCCCGGACTCACTACTTCCGAAGCAAATGAACGAATGGGATGTCGAACAATCGGGACTTCCTTATATATCTGCCAATATCGATCTAACTTCTGCTCGTTGGGGAAGTGTTTATCAGCCTTCCCACTTCGGGCTGTCCGGGTAAAGTTGTCCGTCGATAATTCTGAAGGATGGTTGTCTACTGAACGGGCATCAGGCTCCGCTGCTCGTTGTAACTCTTCTGCTACCAAATTGCCCGTGTTAGTAATCGTATCCTTCAGTCCCATAGTTTAAAATGTAAAAGCTCTTTTACTAGACCCTTCAGCAGATTCATTACCCGAACTACTGAAAGAGTAAAACTTCTTTTGCCGCTCTACGTATCTATTGCCAGATTTAGCTGCAACAGCCAAGGCGAGCGAATCAGCCATATCGTCATGGCTATCTCCCGGAGCGTAGATTTTCATATTACCACGCTCAGTCATTTCGTATTCGATAGTTCGGAGTTGCTTTTTGAAATCTTCTCTATCAGGAATCATAAGCTCGCCTTTCTGCATCTTATTCTTCACTTGATTATAGATAGATTCCTTACTCCGAATCGTTGTACGGAATCCTTCAACTTGCTTAAACTCTCGTTCAAACCTATGAACCGTACCTTCGCCAAGCCCGTTCTCTTCAATGTATACGTTAATATAATTTCTATCAGGAGCATTTATTTTCCCACGAATCTCTTTTTCCAACTCGGGAATTTCACATTGCTCAATGACTTTTATCTCGTATACATTATCTTCAGAATCAACTGAAGTGAGAACAGCCTTATCATCCCCCGTTGTAGCAGGATCGACTCCTAAGTAAGAAGTACGCCCTGCCCTGTCGGGATAAATAACATTTTTCGGAAGGCCATCTTCATTAAGCCATTCTAATGCCGAATTAATATCTCGGTTTTTGAAGAACGCATTCTTCTTATCGGAGAACTGAGCAAGAACCTCTCGCTGAAATTCTATTTCAGTCATGTCCCGACGCCATTCTTCAATTTGACGGGCGGGAATATCGGGATTCTCCATTGAAGTATAACGTTCGCTCAACCAATATTCGTCTTCATCGAACTTGTTATACAGATAACCTTCCTTACCCCATGCCGTAGATCCGATAACAAATTGACCGTCAGTTGTCGCAAGCATGGGACTCACAATTGATGTGAAAATATGACGGTCTATGAATGCCGCTTCATCAATGAACGCTGAATCGATAGTAAGACCACGAATAGTCTCCTCAAGAGCAGGAAGTGCTTCAATACGACTTCCGTTCTCTCCTTCAATCCGAGACTTGGAAACGTATTTTAACCCGTACTCGTCTTCATTTTCAATCCACTCATCAATTTCTTTCTTCAACTTCCGCATGAAATTGAGAGCCTGTCGTTGGGTTGGCGCGATAAGAAGAATATTCCTATCTTTAAACATGGTAAATTCATGTATCGCCATCCAAGCCATCATTGTCGTCTTGCCAATCTGACGACCACCAACGACAGCTTTTCTGTCTTTTTTAGAATCTATAAACTGTTTCTGATATGGATAAGCTTCGATTCCTAATACCTTCTCTACAAAGAAAGAAGGCTCTTCACGTAACCGTCTACGTGTCTCATCATCAATATTTTGCATACCAGAAAACCTCTAAAAGACCTAAACTTGATAAATTGAATCGCAGAAAGACTCTACTTGTTCTCCTACTCCCGATTGATCAGAAGTCATTCTTAAAAACATAGGACGAAGAGAGCGAATCTCATCAAACATTTCCATCTTCATTTCTTGAGATTCATCAACTAAAACAACGTCATAATGAGCGCCCTTCAATCTCGTTGCGAAAGAAGTTATATCGCAATCAGGAACTTCACCAAAATGGTTCTGATAACGCTTCTTAATATTCATAGCTTGATTTTGCCGTGGAGCGAGAACAAGAACATCCATTCCACGGTTCAAGAAACGATTCATTTCGCAAAGAATGAGTGTGGTTTTACCCGATTGACGCATTCCCTTGAATAGCTTTTTTCGTGACCACCAATCAGATAAAAACTCGTCTTGGTAGTTCTTATATTCCAACTCAGAGAATTCGTCTTGCATACTCATTCTTCTGAAAGACTTTCTATGACAGACTTAGCGGCTTCCTCAGTTTTGTCATGTTCATGATCGAGAACACCATAATCTTTCAAAGTCATGCGTGCTTCACGAGAAAGTCTATCTTTGGTAATCATAAGGACGTTCTCTTCTTCCTGAGTAATCATCCCGTGATCCTCATGAAAGCCAATGTCCTTCTCTTGTGTCAAACCCTTCTGAGCAATATACTCATCAGCACGTCTCTTCTGATGAATGTCAACTGCCACCTGCCGAAGCTTTTCTACAGCGGAAGTATCTTCCTCATCGAAGTAAGATTTCTCAATCAAATCCTTCGCAATAGCGTCAATGAACTTTTTATCTTCATCGGGTAAAGACTTGTAATACCCTCCACGATTTTGATTGAGTCCATGTTTCAGGGCCGGTTTCCAATTCCGGTCCATATTCTGCTCTTCTGAAATATCTGTATGATAGCCACAGAAACCGTCCGATTTAGTGGCTGTTCTCTCGCATTTTCCGTCTTTTGTCTTCAGAGGC